GACAATGATTTATTGTATACTCAATGGTTAGAATCCAATCCCGGCATTGTGTGGCGGTTTAAGAAAACCAACAATGAAACATGGGGACGGGGGCCGGTAATGGAAGCCCTGCCCACTATTATCAGTTTAAATGAAATGGCGAGGGTTGAACTTGCTTCAGCCAATCTCAATACATTCAGACCTTACATGGGATTTAGTGATGCGGTATTCAATCCTCATACATTTAGACTTGAACCATTTACTATTATTCCAATTGCTCCTATCGGTACAAACGGTCAAGTCCCTCTTATACCGTTACCTAACAGTGCGGATCCAAACTTTGCGCAGATGACAATGGCTGATCTACGTATGCAAATTAAAACACTTTTATTTGCGGACCAACCAGAAGATTCATTAAGTGTTCAACCAAAATCGACGTATGAATTATCGATCAAACAACAAAGTTTAGCAGAAAAAATAGGGCCTTTATTTTCACGTATGCAACAAGAATTTTTATGGCCTGTTATTAAACGATTTGCGTATATATTACATTCAATGGGAAAATTACCCTATCCCAATGTAGGGGGTGTTCCTATTATATTTCGATATAAATCACCCCTCGCTAAAGTAAAAGGACGTGCTGATGTTGAATCATTTACACAGTATGTTCAACTTATGCAAGGTATTATGGGACCAGAAGCCACACAACTTTATATTAATCCAAAAACAACACCGTATATGTTAGCTGAAATGTTACAAATTGATGAACGTTTCTTAAATAAACCAGAGGATGTTAAACGCGTCATGCAACAAGTTCAAGATGAACATAGCCAAATGAAGCTTGCACAATCCGCTGGCATGATGCCAGAACAACCTGAAAACCCAGCACAATCGCCTATTGCACCTGCTGTTGAATAAAAGGAAATTAAATGCTTGTGAAAATAGAATTAAATAGTCGTACTAATCGTAGAATTGAACTTCAAGATGGTGATGATAAAGATCATATTTTTATTTTAATTGATAATGAAGGTGATGCAATCGTATCAGAAGTTTCTATAGAAGAAATTAAACATGCTTTAAGAAAATTATCTTGTAAATAAAAAGGAAATTAAATGGAAAAAAACCCATTAATAGAACCAGAAAATTATTTTGAAGGATACCAAAAAAGTATTAATGATTTAAAAAATAATCCAGAGTTACTCGAATTTGATAAACTCTGTTATGAATTATTTGAACATCAAGAAGCAGGACGACGGTTTATAAAAATTATTATGGAAAAATATTTAATTCCTTCGATGGTCAGTAAAGGAAATCCAACCTATCAATTAGATGTCTTATGGCAAGAAGGATTTAAAGATTTTGCAAGAATGATTTTAAATTGTGTGACATCACATAAACAAAGAATAATAGCACAAGGTAGTTAATATGTCTGAAAATGAAGAAACAAAACCAGAAGTTCCATTATGGTATATCGATGAAGGGATTCCAGGAATGGGTCAAAGGCCCACATGGTTAAATGAAAAATTTAAATCAACGGCCGATCTCGCTAAAAGCCATCATGAACTTGAGAAACGATTAGGCACTGTCCCTGATGAATATGATTTTTCTAAATCAAAATATCTTGATCCGGATTATGTTCCTTTTGAAGAATTTAGACAGATTGCAAAAGATAGGCGAGTCCCTCAAGATGTCATTGATAAAATGCTCGACTCCGTCGATAAATATATGGATGAATTTGGGACGGATGAAAAAGAAGAAATTGAGAAATTAGGGCCTGATGCAAAAGATCGATTAATGACCTTAAACAATTGGGCGAAAGCTAATTTATCACAAGAATCCTTTGAAGCATTAACAGATAATTTAAGAAGTGCTGATGCGGTTAAAGCATTAGAAGAACTAAGGAGCAAAATGATGTCGACCAATCCACAAATTCCAAATGGCAATACAGGAGGCATTACGAATGCGGCTTCCTTAGAAGATATTAAATTAGAGTTATCGAACAATCTTGAAAAATATAAAACAGATCCCAATTACAGAAAAGACTTACAAAGCCGATTAGAAATAGCGGCAAAGAATCATCCCGGATATGTTGACAAAGTGGGTTCTTAATGTGATATAATTTGATCAATACCAATCGTTCAATTGGACAACTTTTTAAGCAAAGACCTCTATCTCAGAGATAATCTGACTGTCTTAAAGCCCAAAGCACAGTGGTGAAATAGGAAGTTTCATTCATTTATTTTGGAGATTTTAGCCATGTCTATCTCTTTGACGGCAGTGCAACAAATAGAATTTGATGCGTTAGTAAAAGCACAATATCAGTCACTCGGTTTTTTGTTACGCGATACCATTCGTGTTCGACGTGATGTGATTGGTGCTTCTGTTTCTTTTAGAAAAGTAAACCAAATACAAGCGGTCCCAACCGGTTATTTACAAACTGTTGTGATCCAAGATCCCACTTATTCACAGGTACAAGCTCTCTTACAAAAATATACTGCTCCAACAGCCGTTGATACCGTACAGGAATTAACAGTCAATTTTGATGCGAAAATGGAAAACGCCATGTTAGTCGCCAATGCGCTTGGCCGTCGTTCAGATCAAATCATTATTGATTCATTAGGCGTTTCACCCGGTCAAACGATTGTTGATGGTGGGGCCAATATGACTTATACAAAATATCGTCAAGTCATTCAATTCTTCGATAATAATGCGGTTCCCTTACCTGAACGATTCTGGGCAATGTCTGCGAGTAATTTTGCTTCTCTTTTAGCAGATGATCATTTTACATCCACTTTTTATACTCAAAATCGTGTATTAGATAAAGGGTTTATACGTGAATTTTTAGGTATCAATATCATTATCATTCCGCAGATGGCAGAAGGTGGATTGCCTTTAGCCGGCGCCGTAAGAGAAACCTATGCATGGCATAAACAATCAACCGGTATGGGTATCGGACATGATTTCAGGACTGAAATTAATTATCTGCCGCGAGAAACATCCTGGCTTATTAATGGTATTTTTTCAGCAGGCGCGATCAGTATTGATAATCTGGGTATCATTCAAGTGAATTGTGATGAGACCTCAATCTAATTAATTTTTTTCGGAGAATGACAACATGGCTTTTACAATTTCAAACTGGACATGCATATCGTCCTCTTTAAACCAAGGACAAGAAACGGTTGTTCCTTTTGGTGGTTCATCCACGGTTTTAAATGCACCGAATATTTTTATCTATGGGAGTCCGGGTGATACGGTTGCAACCATTTCAGCCGCTAATTATTTCTTGCCTGAATATCTCAACTTAAATGTAGGCGATTGGATTCTCGGTAATGGAACAGATGCCAGTTTTGCAGTTGTTGTGACGGCCGTTTCTTCAACGTCTGTGACCGTTGAAAGTACGGGTCTTACAACAAGTATAGGAACCGCGGATATTCTGGATAATGCAGTGACTTTTGCAAAGATTCAAGAAATCGCAACGGTGACTCTATTAGGTAATCCAACCGGTGGGACAACGGAAGTCTCTGAAATCACGTTGGGATCGGGTCTTGCCTTTAGTGGAACGACATTACTTGTGCCTGCAACAAATCTTCGTTATGCCTCTGTTGCAATTACAGCCGCTGAATTTAACGGTATGTATGCAGTGCCAAAACTACTTGTCGCAGCCGCTGGTGCAAATACGTTACTTGTCTTAAAACAAGCTCAACTATTGATGACATATAACTCAGCGGCTTATGCAGCCGGTGGTGTTGCTGCCATTCAATGGGATTCTACTGCGAATGGTGCAGGCGTTATTGCATCAACGACGTTCTCTGCAGCAACTTTCCAAGCAGCAGCAAGCACAGGTTGGAACTTTAATCCCGGCGTTGTTCCTGAAACATTTACAACAACAGTTAACAAAGGCTTGTATTTAAGTAATATCACTGGCGCATTTACAACTGGAAATTCTGCGATGGTGATGCATATCTGGTATGCGGTTATTCCGACTACCTAATGCACAACTGTATAAGGAGTTGACTCATGGCATACAGCAAAACCAGTATTATCAGTCTTGCTGTACAACTTTTGGGCCATCGTCCTATACAAACACTCGATGATGCCGATGATATGGTCACATCCGCTGAACAGGCATTTGATATATTATTGCCAAGTGTTCTATCTACAGGTAATTGGCGTTTTTCAATTAAGATTGAACAATTGGTTTTGTCGACAGAAATCCCTCCTGTTCAAACAGGTTGGCAGCAAATTTATTTACTGCCAGCCGGTTATCTTAAAAATATTCGGATCATTCCCCAAAATTATGTCTATGAAATTTATTCCAATAGTCAGATATGGTGCAACTGGGGAACACAATCGCCTGTCTTTATGGAATTTGCTTATTTACCTGTGATAGCCACTTTCCCAGCTTATTTTATTAATTATTTCATTTATGAAATTGCTTGTTTTAATTCACTGGCGAGTGCTCAAAAGCCGGAATATTTTTCAGCCCTTGAAGCAAAAAGGACACTTCAATTATCAATCGCTGCCGCAACAGATGCACAGAATAGACCGCAATTTGTCAAATGGGATATTCCCATGCTTACCAAGCGGAATATCACAGGCATTATTGGGCCACAGATAGGATAAAGAAAAAGTGAGAATGGAATGGCATATCAATTATGGTCACAGGATATTTTTTCAAAGGGTGAACTTTCACCCTTTATGTATGGTCGTGCCACCGTCAATGAATATGGCAATGGACTTAAAACAGCACAAAATGTTTTAACTTAT